CAATCCGTGGATTGCCTTGAGGTCTTGAGCGAGTTCTAGTGAGTACTCAGCTTTCAACGCACGAGATTTCGCAGTAACTGTTACTTTCTCGATTGAGAACGCCATCTGGTTGAAATGATCACCAGCACCGTCTCCTAGATCTTCAGCAGTATCAGTCCGCATACCCTGACCAACGTTGTACTCAGTAGCGGTTGTTTGAGCAGGAGGAACAGCTCCGTTTAGAAGTCCTGGATTAGAACCACTTTGTGCGGTTGTACCTAAACCAACGTTAGTATTAACGTCGCCTGTGTTAACGTCAAGACCATCATTCTGTCCAGAGAATGCTGTATCTGCTTCGTCGAACAATGCTTCAGTGCCACTCTGATTGTTGTAGCGTGAACGCATTGCGAAAATAAGTCCAGTAGGACCATTCATTGGTTGAACACCAGCAAGGTCATAAGCGACCAAGTTTGGCATTGCACGTCTAATCAATGAGATTAAAACGGGGTCGAAACCAGCAACAGGACCAGCAGCAGTTGCGTCAGCAGAGAAACCTGCAGCACTTGAACTACTATTTGTGTTAACTGTTGGAGCTTCTGAAAGGAAAGAACGCTCTTCTCTTAGTTCTTTCTCTTGGTTCTCAAGCAGGATAGCGGTAGTAGCTCTTCTATGTGCGTCTTTGATTGGATCAAGTCCGTCATAATCGAGAATTGGAGCCCACTTCTCCTGCAAGTACTCAGAATTGTACATTTGCATTTGAATTTACCTATTAGGTTTAAAAATCATTGTTTAAAAATCACTTTTTAGCACTTCTTGAAAGTGTCTCAAGATAAGCGGCCATTGTTGGGTTAACATCCTTAGCATTAAGGTTAGTTTCTTCCTCAACTAATACCTCTTCAGATAAGTTTTCAGAAGTACTCTTTGGAGTGCTAGTATTTGTAGGGAAATAAGATTCCTTAAGTTGTACTAGTTTCTCCCGATAGTCTGTGTCACTTTCAAACTCAACATTTTCGGCAAGACTAGCGAGTTTTTCTTGCTGAGTGTCTGCTAGACCTTCAGCTACATCAGCAAAAATTACATCTGCTGTAGACTCTGCTAATCGCTGATTGAGAGCAACATTACGCTCAATCTGCTCATTGAGTTTATTCTCCATTTCATCAAGCTTATCTACCATGCTGTTAAGCACATCATATTTTTCTTCAGGAATAGTTACATAATGATCTTCAAAAAGACCCTTCATTCCTTCTAGGAATGACTCGGTCATTTCTGTTTTAAGTCCAGTTTCTACTTGAAGAGCGTTCTCTTGGATCCACTCATCAGCAACATACTCAAGATAAGAATCAACTCTTTCAGTTAGAGTCTTCTTGATTCCATCTAACTCTTCTACAAGAGCATTAGCATAGGACTCATTTAATTCTTCTTTGATTTCTACAACCTTAGTTTTGATTGCAGTCTCAAAAATGTTTCTTGCCTTGTTTTGGAAGTCTTCTGAAAGTTCTTCACCTTCTAGAAGTGCCTGAACGTCTGCTTCAACGTCATAGGTCTCTTCCTCTTCAATGACTTCTTCTTCAGTAGATTCTTCTTCAGCAACAACTTCAGTACCTTCTTCTGTTGTTTCTTCTTCTGAAACTACTTCATCTGTAGTAACTTCGTCTTCGGCAACAACTTCTTGACCATCTTCGAGTTCGTCAGAAACTGCCTCAGCTTTAGCTGCCTTAGCATTAACTACATCTCTTACTTGAGCAAGAGTACTTGCAGGGTCTTTGAGTTTTGCAGAATCGTCATCAGGACGATAGTTTTCTGGAGTAGGTCCACCAAGATCTTCTACTGGCACACCACCGAGTTCTGATGGTTGAGCAGCAGCTGCACCTTTGGTTACTACGTTTTCTTCGATGTTTTCCATTTAGTGAATTGTTGCCAACGTAAAGTTTACTTGATTCAGTACGAATCTATACTTATTTATAGATTTGTTAAACTTAGAGGTTATTTAGAAAATCGTTGAATAGACTCAACTTATGTTCTTCTAACCTTTTTTGTGATACAAGAGTATTAATTGATTTCTTAGTTCTTTCTGCGAGTTGCTCACGGAGTATACCTCCATCCCAAACCCATTCCTTTCCTTCCATAATTCCATTAACAAAAGCATCTGGTGCGGAAGGATCTGCTACTATATCAGCAGCAGTTGCTAGTTGGAAATCTTCTCCAACTACTTTACAACCAGTATGATCTTCTTTAAGAGATCCAACTCCACGAGAAGAAACACCTAACATAACACCCTCACCAAGTAATGATGAAGCAATTTTACCCATAGGTGTATCAAGAAGAGTTGCTTTTCCCCTAAAATTATTACCTTCTTGTGTAAGAGATGTAATCTTATGTGATACTCTATCAAGATTAACTGTAGGACCTTCAGGATGACCTAACTCACCTAAAGCACGACCTTTTTTAATAAAGCTTTCATTATACCTACCAACTTCACGAGAAAGAGTTTCTATAGGATACATTCTACCGTTACGGTTTTTAATACCACCCTGAAGGAACGTACCTTCTATACAAAGTCTTTTTTTACCTTTATACTTTTCGGTGATAACCTGTACACCAGAAATTTCTTCTGTAATGAGTTTCATTCTTCTTGTTCCGTAGATTCTTCATCATCAATCACCTCATCAGCAAATACAGCATTAGCTACATGTGGTTTTAGAGCATCTAATCTTTCTGCAGATTTTGCATACAAAACATCTTTAATCCTATCTGAAACATCAGATGGAGAAGCTTCAGACGCAATTAAGTCTACAAGTTCTTCCATAATCTTAAAATAGTATATATTTCCTATTTATAACTGAGACTTCTTCGTGTCTTTTGCGTATTGCTTATCAATTGCTTGAGCTTGCGTTGCTAAATCATCTTGAGGTTGTTGTCCCATTGCCATTGGATCTTGCCCCATTGCCATTGGATCTTGTCCAGTTGCCATTGGATCACCACCTTCAGGTGGTAATGGTTCACCAGTTATTGGATCAAGTGATGATGGATCTGGAATAATTCCCTTTTGAATTTCATCTTCAATTTGAGTATCAATTTCTACAATCTCACTATCTGTTTGGCGTAATACTCTCTTACGTACAAATTCTGTAGAATAATATTTACCAATAAAAGGTTCAATTGTAGCAAGCATATTTAATCTACCTTCCATCATTTCAGTTTCTTTAAGTTCTGCAAACTGATTATCATAAATGAAATCATACTGAATATGATCTTCCATAGAATCCCAATCTTCTGGAGTAATAATATTCTTCAGAATTAATTGAGTTCTGAGCATATCATTGAACATAGCAGCAAAACGCTTTCTTAAACGTCCTACAAATTTAGAGAATTTAAGTTCATCTCTTAAAATTTCTGATGAACGACCTAAATTAAAACCACCATCAGTAGCAATTCTAGATTCAGGAACACCTAATGCTCTATAAAGTTTCTTCTGGAAGTACTCAATATCAGCAAGTTCTCCAAGATTTTGCCCACCAGGTAGAGTTGTAATTTCGGTTCCCCGACCACCTTCTCTTCTAGGCAACCAGAAATCTTCCATCATACTCATAAATTTACGGTCATCACGAACCTCACCAGTGTTCGCATCGTAAACTAATTTATTTCTATAGCGAGACATTACCTCTTTTAGGTACTGTTCTGCTTTTACTTTTGGTAAATTACCTACATCAATATAAAATATTCTTCTTTCAGGTGCTCTTGATAATCTGTAAATAACAAGAGAATCCTCAATCATTCTAAGTTGATTAAGTGCCTTGATTGCTTTGTGTAGATAAGAAAGAACTCTATTCTTATTTCTATCAACTAAACCAGAAGTACAATGAGTAATTGAATCCTTAGCAATTTTTATAGAATTTTTACCACCCATCTGTCCAATCATTGAAGTTGGATGTTGTACTTTAGGTGTATAGATATAAAATTCATCAAACTCAGGATTAGGTACTTCTTCCTTATCAGTTTGTATTCTTATAGATGGATCTGTACCTGGTTTCTTCTTTTCTTGACGAATAAATTTTATTTTTAATGGATCAATATACCTTAAATCTTGTATACCATCTTGAGGATTCTTTATATCAATTACTTTTAAATAATATAATTTACCGTCTACATACCAATTACGAAAAATTTCATGAGACTTTCTATCAAAGTCCATAACTTCTTTAATATATTTAAATTCTTCTCTAATTTTCTTTTTAATTGGTTCTCCAACTTTTAAATTAGAAAGTTCTACTTCTACTGGAGAGTCGTATAAATCACTAACTATTGCCTCATTGACAACATCTTCAATAGCACCATCCACTTCGGGATGTAATGCCATCTCTCTATATCTTTTTACTAAATCAAATTCAGACTTATACGCACCTTCAATATCTACATATTGACCGTAAAATCCACTAGAAATAAAATTATCAACCCCATCCTCATTGTTCTTGGGAACAGGGCTGATTATTGTTTTGGATTTCTTTTGCGTATCCTCAATAGAAAAACCGAAAAGTTTTGCCATAGTATAATACTCTTTATCCTACTATTATAGCACTATTTAGTTAATGTCGTCACCACCAGCATTTGGACCAGTACCTTTAATTGCTTCCCAATATTGAACTTGTAATTCAACAGTAAACTCTTGAATACCTTGAGCATCATAAGAAAGTTCAATAGGACCAACCTGAGTTGGGAATGTATCATAAAAACGGTACGATCTTAATGTTGATCCGTCACGATCTAACTGATAAACATAAGCATCTGCCTGATAATCTGCTGGATTAACTAAACCAGTATTATCAGAAAGTCTGTTAATGGTATTCTGCCATTTTTCAAATGCTGAACGAATAGCAAAATCAGTATCGTTAATAACTGTAACTGTCCAAGAATCAAATGTTCTGTCTCCAGCAATTTTAAGAATCCTTCCTCTAAAAGGAACCTCAATCTGAGCAACATTGGATGCTGGCATATTAGCACCCTTTACTAAGAATCTTGCTTTATCAAGAACTTCTTGATCAGGTGCAGCAGCATCTGGGAAAGTGAGGACAACTTCAAACAGATTAGCACGAGCACCACCACCCGTTAATTTACTCTTGAAGTTTGATATCGTCCTTAATGGTGGTGGATTAACTTGGTTTCTAGCCATGATTGAATTAAACCTCTAAATTAAACGGAACCGATTACTTCTTCAAATGCAACACCAGTTCTGGTAGCAACAAAGGTTAGTCCGATGAAGTTGATAGAACGTGCTGGTTTGATGAATATGTCAGCAACAAACTCATTTGCGTCAATGACTGCTGCTGTGTTATTTGTTTCATCACAAATAACTACGAAGTCGAAGATACCTCTCTTCGCTTGAACATCCCTTAAGAATGGTTCAACTATATTTACAAAGTTTGTCCTTGTAAGTTCATCGTTGAACTCAAATAGTTGATCCTTAGCAGCGGCTGCGATAGCATCTTCAAGGTAGATAAACAATCTACGAACGTTAATGCGATCAAATGCCGAGGATTTGCCAAATGCGGTTTTATCACCGAATAAGATAATTCCTGCTCCAGGAGAATTAATTACTGGATTGATTCTGTTTGAGTACAGAATATCACGTTGTTTTTTACCTGGGTTGTAAACAAGTTTTACTGCGTTAAGAATAGCACCTCTTGCTGTACCCGCAGGTGAGAACCAAGGGAACTGCTCAAGGCTTGTTCTAGCACATGTTCCAGCAATATCACCATTTAATGGAACGTATCTAAATGTGTTATTGAAGCGGTCATACATGTACTTGTAACCACTATCAAGAACTCCATAAGTTGATGATGTAACTGGTGAGTAGTATTTAACTACATTTTCAGTTATAGTATCAATACTATTAACCGTTGTTGCGGTTCCATCACTAGTTTCATTTAAAAATGCTCCTCTATATGGAGAAACAAATGCTACACAATCCTGTCTTCCTTCAGCAACAGCAATTACTTTTTGACCAAGTGCTCTTGCCTTATCTAATGTATAGTCTGCTGATCCCATTAGAATGAAATCAACATCAGTTTCTTCTGCGTTATCAAATAGTGTATATCCACTAATGATATCGTCTAATCCACAATTAAAAGCACCTTCAGTATTAACTGCTTTCTTTACAGCAGTATCTTCTTTACCACTGTATAAAGTACCTCCAGTTAATCCATAACCAACATTACCGATACCTGAGAAGTTAATACCTTGTGCTGGTTGATTCCAACCATTATCACTATCTTGCTCATAAACTGTAGCACCGTTTTCACTGAATGAAACTGTGGCAATTCCAACAGGCATCTGTCCAGCGAAGATATACTTAGAATTAACTTCTATGTACTTTCTCCAGAATGAACTACTTCCTACTGAATATTCAGCATCTGTTGCCTTAGAAAGAGCTAAATGCTTCTCTAGAATAGTTCCAGCATTTCCTGTGATAACTCCTTCATCGTCAATAACGACAACATGAACTTCATCGAATCTACCACCTCTTCCAGCAACATATGATGATGTACCAGGTTTGTTAGCTACCTGACTCCAATCATACGATCCAACAGATAACTGAATCTTTTGAGATTCAAACCAATCATACTCACCTGTGTATTGTTGAGTAGTCCAAGCATCTGCTTGTCCAGCAGTATGAATAGCAACCTTTCCAGAGTGTGCTGCTAGAATAGCGGCTGTTGGTTGTGGGAATGCGTAAGTACCATTCTGTTGATAATCTACTGGAGATATTGTTCCACCAGCAGAAACATGATTTACTAGTTTTACTGCTACTGAACCAATTCCTGTAGCAGCATCAGTTGCTACTATCTCAGAAACAACTCCAGTATACATTCCATCAAGAATGCCAGTTTCTCCAGTTTGAATATTTGATGTGTAAGAAATCAAACCATGTGGTACTGCTACAGTTACACCCATACCAACGGCAACCGTTGATGTACCATCGGAAATTTGAATTCCTTGTAGAACTTGATCTGCTCTACCGTCTATCATTGCTACTTTAAGTGAATTACCCCAAGTACCTGGTGTATTCGCAGCAAATGTTATTCCTGTTATTGGATTCTCATCGTATCCAAGTTGTTGATAATGCTCTCTTCCCTTTATTTTAATACTAGTTGCAGCACCAACTCTACCATTTCTTAGTAGTTGATCATCTGCTCTAACGACACTCAGAGTTCCTCCATATGCCAGATATGATGAAGCTACTAGCCAATGCTCGTAGTGCTTATCAACTGAATATGGTTTACCAAAAGTTTGGAGAAGATCATCCTCACTTTCAATCAATTGTGGGTCTCCAACAGGTCCCTTTTCAAATGGGGCGACAAGTGCTCCTGTCGATCCACTCGTAG